GCTCACGCATTGGGGCTGTGATGCTGGATCGCTTGGCCTCGGCATAAGGGATAGAGCCAGGTCGGCCGGCAGTGCGCTGGAATGCATCCATCAAAGCCTGCTGGTTGGCAGACAGCCTTGCCCCGAACAGGTTGGACGGGTCAAATGTCGCAGACCGCAATGGCCCTTCAAGGCCGGCCAGACCAGGATCACGCGCACCGGCAGCAGTGGTCAATTGCACACCTGGCACTGTTGGCCTTGCGGCCTGCAAGTTGGCAATGGCTCGCTCTGGATCTGTTGCGACATTGCGCAGCACATTGCCGACCATGACCTCGCGGCCTTGCTGAGTGAAGGGCTGCACCAGCGCCTTTGGGACATTCATTGCACGCTGAGTAGTTGACAGGCTTGGGCCACCAGGTGCGGCCATACCGGCCAGCATAGCCCCGCCAAGCTGGAGCGCTGGAGGTGCGCCACCCTCGCGCAGCATGCCGCCAGCAGTAGAGGCAGTCAAGGCCGCAGCCGTCTGAGCCCGTGGGCTTTGTGCAAAGAATTGCGCAACATCGCGGCCCATCTCCGGCAGCATGGGCGCGACTGCGCCAGCAACCTTGGCCACACCAGCCGTGCCGTAACCAGCTCCAGTGATGTCTTGGACTACGCGCTCCTGCGCTGTCCTTGGCTCGGGGAAACCCATGCGCCTGAGATTGGTTTCAGTGGCCCTAGTCATGGTCGGCGCATTTGTGCCAGCGGCCAAGTTAAAGAAGTTCACCAAGGGGTCGACAACCATCGGCAGCAAGCCACCAGCGGTCATGACAGTTTGAGCCAACGGGCGCACGGCCAAGCCGACTTCACGGCCAAGTGTGCTTGGGGCTTGCGCTCCAGCAATCTGCCTCAACTGGTCAGGTGGCGTGCTGTTGACAAATGCAGCAATCTGCTCATCTGTCGCTGCCGCTGGAAACTCAAGAGTTCCGATGCCTTCGATGTTGATTTTTTTCATATGGCCTCATTCAAAGACAAATTCTTTGCCATTCCAGCGCATAGTTTTGCCAGCGCTGACAGGTGGCTTCTTCATAACTGATGGAACAGTGGCCGGTGCGCCGAGTGCAGTGTCAAGGTTTTTGAATCCGTAAGTTTTGCCAAACTGCTCGTACTCTGCACGCTTGTTGTTGTAAGCCTGACCAGCGGCAGCGTAGAGTTCATTGGACAACCTCTGGAAATCTTCACGCTGAGTAGGCGTCAGCTTTTGTCCGGTCATCAAGTTGTTGAAGTAATTCTGCAAAAGATCCATGCGACCAGCAGCGGCCATTGCAATGCCAAGCTCAGACTCACGCACGACAGAGCCAGGGTCAAGCAGCTTCATCACCTTGGTAGCACCAGCGACATCACCGATTGGTGTGCCTTGGGCAAGTGACGATACCACTTGGCCGTATGCAGACTTCATGTCGCTAAAGTCTTTGTAGATCGGCTCTTGCTTGAATGCACCGCTGAGCTTCATCTCGTTTTCAAAGCCCTTTTGCCCACCCGTCATGTCCACTGGAACTCTGACATTGACATTGCTTGCCCCAGCCTGCCTCAGCTTCACAATATTGTCAAAGGTGACGGGCAGTCCGGCATCCTTCAACAATCTGGATTCTGTTGGTGATGCCTCTGGCTTGTCAAGCAGGCGCAAGTTTGCCAAAGTAGGGGGCAAGCCCAAGGCGTTAAGAGTCCTAATGGCTTCTGGTGATGCCTCTGGCTTGTCAAGCAGGCGCAAGTTTGCCAAAGTCGTGGGTAGCCCCAAGGCTTTGAGCGTGCGGATGTTTTCAGGCGTAGGCTCTGGCTTCATGGTATCCAGCAAATATTGCGTACCCTTTTCGCGGCCAAGGCTGCCGATCAATTTAAGCTGATCTGGGCTTAACCCAGAAAGAATACTAGGTGCAGCAGCAGGCGCAGCCGCCATCGGCGTTGGCATTTGTATCGGAATTGTTGGCGGCATTGTTGGCGGCATTGTTGGCGGCATTGTTGGTGGCATTGCTGGTGGCATTGCTGGTGCAGCCGGAGCACCTCCTTGCCCTTGAATAAACTTTAAAAAATCAGCATCAGCCGTCGCATTGCGTTGAGCCTCTTTCAGCTTCTCACCGACCATCAGATCCTGCACCGACCCAGCACGCGCTTGGCTGTAGCCCTGCTGGCCAGCTTGCAGTGCCGAGCCAAGGGCTTGCCCCAAGTTGATGGGGGTGGTGCTGCGGCCACTGGCTTGCAGCAGTGCAGCAGCCGCCGCCAGCGTAGCGTTGCGGCCCATCAGCTTGCGCTGGTCTTCACTCAGCAGCGCATCAAGACCAGTGGGCGTGCCGCCCATGCATCCGCCAAACATGTTGCCAAAATTTGCAAAGTCAAATGGTGTTGACATTTTTATCCCCTTAACCTAATGCACCCAAAAGACCACCAGCAATTGCGCCATAAGGGCCAAACATTTGGCCGCCAGCCAAAGCACCACCCAAAGCACCGGATGCGACATTGCGGCTGTAAGGCGTTGATACACTGCCGCCCAAGTTGGCAGGGCTTGCACCAAGTGCCGACTGAGATATACCAAGGCGTTGCAGGCCGATGTTGCGGATGGCATCCATCTGTTGCTGCTCAAAAGCCTGACGCGCACCGCCAAGTGCCATCACATTCTGACCGCCTTGGATGTTCTGACCCCGAGCATACTGAGCCAACTGTGCAGCTTGGCCATAGCCCTGATTGCGCAGGTTTGCTGACAGGTCAGCGGCCTGCTTGAGTGCAGCGGCATTTGTCAGTGAAGACTGCACACCTTGTCGTGATCCACCAAAAGCCTTGGCTTGTGTGGCGGCCTGACGATCTCTGATGTCCTGCATCTGGCGGCTTGATTCAATGTCGCCAAGGCTGCGGTCAATGACTTCTTGCTGGTACGGATTCATGAAGGCGTTGATGTCCTGCCCAGTGAACGGGGTCAGGGATTGGTTGACCACCGCCCTCTCGCCGGCTTGATACAGCGGGTTGTACCCAGCAAACTGCTGGACGGGCAATGCACCGGCCACGCCTCGGGCCTGCTGGAGATTTTGAAGGAATGCCTCTTTGATCTGTGGATCAATTGAAGTCGTTGATACTTGGTTTCCACCTTTAGACATTTTTTTCCCCTTAGCCGAGTAAAGATTTCATTTTTTTGGCAGGAATCTTGCCATCGTTGATCATGTCCAGCAGCCCTTGGCCGTACTTTTTGACCGCTGATTTTTTGATGACATATTCGCCGCTGAGTAGTGCGCCGTAGCCTTCGTCTGGCCCTTTTGGATCTGGGCCGTTCAGCCGATCTTTGGTGACTTTACCGCCCTTGGCGTAACCATCAACGCCATCACCTCCATCACCTCCAGCCGCCGCCCCAGAAGCCGCCGCATCAGCAGCCGCCGCCTCCGCATCAGCAGCCGCCGCTATTCCGGCGGCAACATTATTTCCCTCTTGTGCCGCAGCCTCTGCATCAGAGGCCACCGCCATTCCGGCGTCAATATTATTTTCTTGAGCGCTTGGATAACCTGCATTCATGGCAGCAATCTCACTGCCTCGGAAACTCTCTATTGCGTTTTGATATGCGGCAGGATCAACACCCATTGCAATCAAACCCTGTTCGCTGACAAAGCCAGGGTTAAAGTAATTTTGTAACGCACCAAGTGATGTCTTCCCAAAAAGCCCTTGGCCCATTTGAGTAATGGTGGCCATTGTTGGGTTTGCTGCGTAGTAGCCAGCCTGTTGCGCAGGGGTCATGCTTTCCCAGCCTGGGGTTGAACTTACCCCTGTGCCGCCATCACCATAATTAACGCTGCCACCCCCGCCAAGAAGGCCGCTAAGATTTAGGCGGCTGTTTGATCCTGCAAATGCGTTGTTGTAGAGGCTTGGGTCGTAGCCACCAATTGCGCCACCAGATGAATAGGCGTATGGGTTTTGCCGCACTGGCATCTGAGACATGATCTGTGAGTACGGGTCGCTGCCATAGCCCATCTGCCCCATGATCTGCGAGTAGGGGTCAGCGCCGCCCTTGCCGCCAGATGGCGGGTTAGGCATGGGGCTAACGACAGGCCCAGGCAGTGGGATAAAGTCAGGCGGCAGATCACGAATGCCGCCAGAAGGGGGCGTAGAAATTGGGCTAACGACAGGCCCAGGCAGTGGGATAAAGTCAGGCGGCAGAGTCGGATTCTGAATGCCAATACCTGAAGTGGGATATGGCCTGCCATCCTCACGATAGTATTGATTTACACCAGCGGCTCTGGCTTGTGCAGGGCTGCCATACACCTGTCCATCAGGGCCGTACACAAGCTGTTGTGTACCTGCATCATCTTGTCCACCTAGACTCATATCAACTCCTTGGAAAGAATAAACCACTGCGGCTCATATCCCTCGTCTTTTAAAAATGTACGCTCCCAGCCCTTACGCCCTGCAAGCGTCACCCTTGTACATCCAACAGACTTTCCCCATGCCTCAATGTGTGGCCGCATTTGCTTGAGTTCATCAAGATTGCCACCAGCAAGAAAAAAATGTAAATTTTTTAGCTTCGGATAAACAAGAATCTCTGTCACCACCGCTGAACTTTGACCAGGCCATAACTGGTATCGATCCGACATTATCCCAGCCGCTATGTCATCGAGTGTGTGAGTCCCACCACTGTATTCTAAAGCCGCATCAATCCATTGGCGACACCGGTTGATCTCAAAAATTCTATCCGTCATCGCTTGCTGCTGGCCACCGCATCCAGCCGCATCACCCCAATGCGCCAATCAGCCAAAACCGCACCCGTCACCTTCACATTGACCTGCCGAGCCACAAACCGGACATCCGTAGGGTTGGCCGCCGTGTATGGCCCAAAGGTGGACTGAGCGCCCGTGGGGTAATTGCGGGTCTTGAACGAAACCACAGCCTCGCCAAGTGTTTGCTCATCTGGGACAACTTGCCGCACAGACATGAGGTTGTCGCCATTGCCAAGCTGCACTGGCCCAGACTCAGCGTAGACGCTGGCGCTGTCATAGGCAAAGCCAACTTCATGCTCGTAGATGTAGCCATCGGCTGACACCAGCAGCGGGTTGGTGAATACACCCGCATCAGTGCCGGCGGTACGGGCCAGTGAGCCTATATTCCAGTGGTTTTCGCGGTAGTTGTAGGTGACATAGCTGTCATTCTCATTGCTGCCGCTGCTTGGGTAATACCACCAGATCTCGCCAAACTGGCTGTTGTGGACGGCGTAGACCTTGGACGCTTGGTTGTAGTTGATATTGTTAAAAATATAATCTGAGACTTCGCAAGGCAAGGGCTTGACATACCCGTCATAAGTCCAGAAACCCGACTTGCTCATCCAGATGGCCGCCGTGTCGATGGCCGCCACAGCTTGGGCTGAGATCAGGCCGCAGCCAGATCCGGCCTTCTCAAAGCCATAAACAAAAGGTGCGCCAATGTAGTTGGCTGTGTGTACATCCACATCTGTAAAGAGCAGGTTGACACCCTTGACGCGCTTGCCGGCCAGCAGAGTGCCTACTGTGGCCAACTCATAGTCACCCGCCTGATTGGTGGCCAGTGGCGTCCAGACTGTATTGTCCTCTTGGTCTGACCATTGCACCTTGCGGGGGTTGCCACCAGCGCCAAGGGCAAACAGGATGCGCTCGGCAGTGACCAAAAGAGCCTTGTTGCCCGTTGGCGCGTTGGTGATGGCCGCTGCCAAGGTGGGCGTTGTAAAGCCAAGCTGCCACTCGTAGAGCTTGCCGTCCGCGCTTGAACAGGCCACCAGATACTCGCCCCATGTATCCATTGACCATGTGGTGGCTGGGATCAGTCCACCCAAGTCAGGTCGGGCCACGCCATAGGCGTATGAGCCATAAGTGCCGTAGCCATAGCCGGTTTTGATCGTGGCATCGGCAATGCCGGCAGTGATGCCGGTTGGGGTGATTTCCTTGAGTGTCCCCGCCTCATTCATGGCATAGAGTTTGGATTGCGTACCCGCAGCAATCCAGCGCTCTGCATCATTGGCACGCCAAGTGATGAAACCCCTGCACAGACCCGTCATCTGGCTTGCCGAGCGCTTCCTCCAGCCGCCCATAGGCCGCAGGGTGTTCTCGTACCAGCGCACCAGATTCGCGTCATACCAGCGGCCTGCTGCTTGGTACTCTGTGCCGTTCCTGTAAATGCCTGGTGGTAGTTTTAGTGGGATGTACATGGCTATATTGTCGGTAGGTTGGACACAAAGCTCATCGTGACGATGGCCGATGGCACTGCTGGCCGTGTGGGGCTGGCGCTGGCAGCGTGCTGCTCAATTTGAACACCGATGTCGGTTGGCCTCCACATGATTTCAACATAGTCACTTGCATTCAAGCTCACAAAGTAATTTATGGCCGCAATGATGTGGAACGGGTCGCCAACACCTTTTCTAGGTGCAAAGCCAAATCTACTATTTGAATTGGCCACATTTGTACCATTGACCCGAAACCAGACATCCACATCCTGAGACGAATTTGTCGTATTTGTAAACTGAATGGAAAACTGCAAGTTCCAGATCCCGCTGTCGGCCACTGTGATTCGACTGTTGCTGGCTATTGTCACGCCATTGCTAAAGTCTGTCGTGTTAAATGTGACGGCATAGGCCGTGGTGGTGTTGGCCGCCACCTGGTCGGTTGAGTCTTGAAACGCACCATGTGGCGCATTGAGAAACTTGCCGCCCCTTGGCCCAAACAGTGAGCCAAGGACAGCAGTCAGTTTTCTGGAAAAAATGTTCAGTGCGCCGTTGTTCTCGTTCAAGTTCCGGCGGTCATACACCTCTGGTGGATAACCCAGACTCGGCAGTGAAGGCGTCTCTAATTGTTGCTTGACATTGGCCATGACATGATTATTCCACTTTTGTCATGTCAGCGCGGCTTTGCTGACCCCGTTAGACCGCCATATACAGGCCGATATTGGCTGCGGCGTAGCCGGCGTAGACGATTCCCATCGGGATGTTGCCCTTGTAAAACTGCTCTACGGCAATGCCGGCGTAGATCACTGTCACCAGAATGATCAACCAGCCGCTCATAGCTCAGAGACATCAATCACTTCGCCACGGAATTCAACGCATCCATTGCCAAAGTCGTGGACAAGTTCCGGCCATAGCAGTTGGCCATTGAAAAAGGTCAGGATGGCAAACCCGCTGCGCCAGTTGGTGGGGTTGTCTTCCAGATAATCGACAAACTGTGGGCCACCTGGGTCTGCCAGCGTGCCAGTGTCAACCCCAAATCGGTTGCCGTTATAGTCAGCAAATGGGGTAACTTTGAGGCTGTGCAAGTGACCAGTGACTATTGTTTTGCCAGAGCCGACAGTGTTGTTGTGCGTAGCGTGGATGCCGCCCTTGTACCTGTGCTTGACGCACACATCCTCAGTCGGCCAGCATGCCCAGCAGGATAGCCATGCCGGAAAGTGATCTCTAAGGGAAAACCCTTTGACGCCCTCAAACTCATGGGCGTTGGCGGCAAGGCGGTTTTCAAACCGGCTGTCATGGTTGCCCATCGCCCAGATCAGTTTGGCCCGTCCAGCGTCCTCCTCAATCTCGCCCAAGCTGGCCTCACAAGCCTTGAGTTCTTGGATGATGCTGGGCTTTGTATCCCATCCGATACGGGGGAATCGGCTGATGGACGCGCCGTCAAAGGCGTCACCATTATTGATAACCGCCTTTGGCTTGAATTCCCTGATCGCCCATAGCAGCCCCTTGAAGGCCGTGGTGCGGATACCAGGCCAGAAGTGGGCATCGCTGAACACAATGACCACGCCGTTTTCAATCCCAAGTTGATGACGCGCCGCATGATTATGGGCAGTCTGTAAGTGCTTGTAGTATTTGCTGCGGCTCTTGTCCGCAGCCACCAGTTGGATTTTGTGCCTCTGCTCAATTACCCTGCGCCGCTGATGGACATTTGACACATCAACATCAATGATTTTAGAAATCTTGGCGGCAGAGCCTAGCGTCTTCCAAAGCTCAATGAATTCAGCATCTGTGACTCTTGGTAAAGGCATGTCATTCCCTTGTCAACATGCGCTCAAGCACATTTATTACTCGGTGTTCGGCTGCTTCAATTTGCTCATCAGATGAGCCTCTGTCGGTTGCGGTTTCAATCAGGTCGTGCATCAAGACATGCAAGCACTCATGAAGCGCTGTCTTTTTCAAGGTCTGTGGCGTGATCTTCTCAGCGCCAAAGTCACCAATTCGGTAAGTCGCCAGCCGCGCTGGTTGGTTAAATTCAACAGACGCCATCGCGCCCTTGGCCGGCTTTGATCCGCGCTCAATGCGCCAATCACCCAGCGACAACTCCTCCTGCCAGTGCCACATGCACTGGTCGAACAAAAGCACCTGCTCGGCGCTGGGCATGTTCTTGACGGGGTTTCTCATGGTCGCCCTTGTTGCTGCAACCTGCGGAGGATACCGCCGGCTTATTACCGCCTCATGTCAGGCCATCATCTTTTCGGCGTCTTTGGATACCTCGGCCACGCGCCGACCCCAGCCCTTGCCGAATGTCTCCCATGTGGGTAGGGCTTGCAAGAAACTCAAGCGCTGGGCGTTGTAGTCCTCGACCAGCTTGATGGCATCGATGCTTGCGACCTTCTCCATCGTCTTTGGCCCGATCATGCCATCTTCTGGCACGCCCAGCACCCTTTGCAGCATCTTGGCAGCGCGGCCTGGGCCGGAGTTAACGGCCAGATCAAAGACTGCCATGTCCACGCCGGTTGGCAGGTCATCGCCGCAGACCTTGTCCCAATACTTCTTTTTGTACATTGGGCCGACCACTTCGGGGGTCAGCGCACGCATGGCTTTTTCGTCCACCTCATGCCCGACCCACTCCTCCCAGACGCGCTTGGTGACGCCAAGGTTGGTCATACCGCCAGGGTCTTTCGGATGGTTTACAAAGCCGCCTTCGTGGTGCAGCACTGCGGCCAAGCACTGGTCAAAGTTTTCTTTCATTTCACTGGCCCTGCCTTAGAAAGTAAATCGGTCTTGGCTTGTGAGCCAGCGGATGATCCAAAATAATAAGCAATTATTCCTGTCCAGGCCGTGCCGAGCGACCCCAACATCATCAGGATGGCAGGGTTGCTGCTGTCCACTTTGCCAATAAACATCATCACCATAATGCCAAAAAATCCAAGTGTGACTGTACCCGCAAGTATTGGCGGCATCAGGCTGCGAGTTTTGGACTGCATCTCCCGTGCAGATTTCCTATCCTCAACCTCCAGCTTTTCAAAGTTAAGGCCAAGCTCTTGCGCTTGCTTTTGCAGTTCAATCTCAGCAATCTTGACTTGAGCAATCTGCTCTGCTGACAACTTGTTGTTGGAGATCAGGTCGCCCACCTTGTCAGGGTCAACACCGATGGCCTTGGAGATGGCCGACACTGCCATGCCAGCCAGTGGGCCACCCATTGCCGTGGCGATTGTTGGTGCGATTTGTCTTAGCCAATCCATTACTGTTTACTCCTTGAAAGCATTGTTGCGGCAATTTGCAGCATTGCACGGGCGCTGTCTAAATCTTCTGGCTCTGTTGCCCAGCCAACTGTGATCTGGCCAACAAAGCGCCCTGGCTCCGGTGGAACACTGATACGGCATGTGTAGGCCACACCCCTTGCTATGTACCACAGGCCCATCTCACTCTGCGCTGACTTGTACTCACCGCATGGAATCTCGCTGGCCATCAGCTTGACCACATCCGCATTGTTGGCAGCGTTCTGAGTAAACAGACCGACATCCAGCCCATCGTTTGTTTTGTCCCTGCCGTTCTTCCCGTATGCCCTATACAAAACCCTAGTTCCAAACATGCTGTTGACCTTGAAGACCGCCACTACCAGCGCACCGGACTGCTTGAACAGATGCGCCGCTGCGTCCTCCACCCTGTCCTCTGCAATTGTTGGGATCTTCTTGGATTCCTTGTAAGCGCCAATCAGCAGGTCTTGGTTTGTATATACAAAGTACCCTGCAAAGGTCAGCACCGCCATCAGTATCAGGGCGAACAACCTGAACGGAGATGTGACAAATGCCAACACCTTATCGACAAGCTGAAGGGGGCGATCATCAGTCGCCATCAGCACTTCCCGCCGCACTGCTGCTGCATCACCTCAAAGATCAGCCAGCCCAAAAAACCCAGAAGAGCGCCGAACACCAGCATCATTAGAACAAAGGTGATGAGTTCATCAACATCCTTCTTGTGCCGTGCAGCAGCCTCGCGCTCACGCCGTGCATCATGCGCAGCCTCTTTGTCCATTGCTGCTGCACGGGCCTTGATCTTATTGAAGACATCAACCTTGCCCACAGCCATAAAGATGAGCTGCATCTCTTCTTCAAAAATCCTGCTCTGATCAAGCTGAAGCTCGATTTCCGTGGCCACCGCCATCGATGATTTTGATTTTTTAGCGTTGACAACCGCTTCCTTGGCTACGGCCTTGGCTTCAAAATACTTGCCAAGTACAGGGCCAAGGCTTGATACATCGTCAACAGTCTTGCTGACTTTTTTTACCAAGGCCACAGCGGCCTGTATGCCTGCAAGAGCCGTTAATGGATCGATCATTTCTTGACCCTCCACTGGAGACACCACACCAGCAGCCGGTCAGATGACCATGACCACCGCACGCACTCAAAGGCCGGAGCAGGTGCTTGTACTGCCGGTGGTGGTGGCGGCAGCGCGTCCATCTCAGCGTGCCTTGAGGTGATCCCAGAAGGCCGCAGTCGCCGCGAACAGACCACCCAGCCAGAGCAAAGGCTTGGCCAGCTTGCTGAGTGTCTCAAGCACCTTGAACGCGCCTTGGGCGGCAGCAAATGCCGCCGTCACATCTTTGGTGTTCTCGGTCAGGGCATCCACCTTCACCTCGACAGCGACAAGCCTGTCGTAGATTTCTCGGTGGGTGATGTCTTCGGTCATGGTGCAGACTCAAGCGCGGTGATGCGGGTTGTCAGGGCCGTAATGAGGGCTTGTTGCTCTTGGATTGCCGCTGTCAGTGTGGCGACTAAGAAGCTGGTGTCGATGCCTTGGTAGACAGGGCGTGTAGCCTCGTTGCCGTCTTCGTCTGTGTAGGTTTCTACAGCGTCTTTCTCGCCAGTAACACAACCCTCAACCACCTCTTGCAACTCATGGGCAATGAAGCCCTGTCCATCTGAGCCGTCCACCTTCCACTTGTATGTGCAGGGCTTGAGCAAGGCGACCTTTGCCAGTGCGCCCGTCATTGGGGCAATGGCTTCTTTCAGGCGGTAATCAGAAGAAGTGTTGTAGGCTGTTGCTGTTGTAGTTGTCGATACAGAACCAACTTGATTGTTCAAGTTGTAAAGCCGTATATTGTTTGAAGCGCCAGCCGTTGTTCGAATAATCAATCCATCGGAACCAGACTTTGAAATTACAACTTCTGTAGAAGAAACAGAAAAGCCAAATTGTCCAGTGAGTCCAACATTGGGAACTGTCGTAGTCCCCACCAGCAAGTTACCGCTGGAGTCGATACGGGCGCGTTCTGTGCCGTCCACATTAAATCCGATTTTGTTTGAGCCATCGAGCCGCATCATCCCTTCAACAGCATCATCGGCAATTACTTTTGCATATACGGTTGCCGAAGTAATCCGCAATTCAGGCGCTGTGCCTTGTGCTTGAGAAACATGTAGCCTTGTCGTTGGCGAACTCGTCCCAATCCCCACATTGCCACTGGAGTCGATACGCATAGCCTCCGCACCACCTTCAGCAAAAGCAATGGTGTCAGCGGCAGGGAAGAAGATGCCGGTGTTGGTGTCGCCTGTGGTGGTGATGGCTGGTGTGCCTACTGCACCGGCTGGGAATACAACACCACCAGTGCCTTTGGGCGTAAGTGCAATCCCAATGTTTGTATCGCCGCCTGTAGCAGATAACGCTGGTGCGCCACCAGTGGCCGCATTGGCCAGTGTCAACTCATTTACAGCAGACGCTGTGGCCGTCACCTTCAGCAACTCATTGCCGTTGGTATCAATGACATCGCCAACCAGCTTGAGGCTCTTGCCAGAGCCAACATTCAGACCGACAGATGTGCCTGTGCCGGCTGCTGCAAAGATCGCGTCCACCGAGTCCAGGTCGGTGTTGATCTTCGTCCCCCAGGTGTCTGTCGATGCCCCTACCTCTGGCTTTGTCAGCAGTAGGTTGGTGGTGGTGGTATCTGCCATTGCGTTGCTCCTAGATAGGTGTCCAAGTCTCTGAATTATCAACGATTGCAGTCCAACTTTCTGCACTGTCGCTGATCGGTGTGTAAGTTTCTGCTGTGTCGGGTATCGCACCCCAGCCAAAGCCAAAGATGATGCCGACAGACCCCGTGGCACTGTTGCCTGTCAATGCAATTGTGATGACATTACTGACGCTGCCGACTGATCCCGTTGCACCATTGCCCGTGATCGCTTGGAAAGTGATGACCTCGCTCGGCATCGTCTCCACAGCACCTGTCGCCACATTGCCTGTGACCGCTTTCGTGCTGGTGACACTGACAGAACCGACAGAGCCAGTGGCCGTGTTGCCGGTGGCAGCAAATACAAGACTCGGGGTAACGCTGTCAACTGCACCCGTGGCTGTATTACCGGTGACTGCATTTGTCGAGGATACCGATACAGAGCCAACACTGCCCGTGGCCGCATTGCCGGTGATGGCAAAGGATAAAGTCAGCCCAACTGTGCCGACATTGCCTGTGGCAATCGTGCCGTCTTCTTGGACAGATATATCAGCCAGCAAGTTGCCAACAGCACCTGTCGCCTGGTTGCCTGTTAATGCAGCGCTGGCCTCGCCAAAGCCCCAAGGGCCATAGCCATATCGTCCTGACCCATAAGCAGCCATGCCGCTGCCCCTTGGTTAAGCCAGCCGGATCAGGCCGGTGCTGGCGTCATTGACGGGTAAAGTCAGAGTGAAAGTCCCTGCGGTCACTGTCTGTGAGCCAAAGGTGTGGACGCTGACCGCTTTGTTGCTTTGCGTGCTGTTGTAGATCAGGACAGCATCAAACGCTGTGGACAGCGTGACAGCAGAGTAACTGATGCTGGCGCTGGGGGTCACAAAGGCTGTCGTGCCGCTGGTGCTTGGCGCAGTGCCAAAGGTCACTGTGACGCCGCCGGCAGTGTAGCCAGTACCTGTCACCTCGTTGGTGGAACTGTAGGCCGTGGTGGCCGCATTGACAGTGGCCGAGGCCAAGTACAGCGCAGCCTTGAAGGTGTCGGCAGTCGTTGCTGCACGAATGACGCCAGTGCCAAAGTTGTGATGACCGACAAGCAGTTCACCCTTGAAGCTGGTGCAGAGGGCTTGGGTGTTCGACATATCAATCCTTAAATTGCTTGGGTTTCGCCATCAGCGAAAACACCGCGTTTCAAAACCATATTCACCGACCTGTGAACCAACTCTTCGCCCAGCCAGTACTCGACCCAAGTCGTTGTCTCGGTATCGTTATCCAATGACCCCTCACGCTTTTCAAGCAGTGACTCGTCCATCTCGCCTTTGGTGGTGGTAATCATATTTATCCAAAAGTCTTTGCACGGGTTAAAAGCGCACCGCCTGATGTCGCACCTCGGTCATCAGCGACTTGCAGGTCATTTAAGGCACGCTCGTACAGCGTTGCCCACACCTGAATTCTATTGTCATCTTGAAGGTATGGCGCAGCTTGCAGCAGACTTCCGTACAAATAGGCGTCTGGGCTGGACTCCAAAATAAAGTTGGTGGCCACAGAGGTTGACAACTTTGATAACTTTGCGTAGTAAGTCAACTCAGTCGCATAGTTAGAGTCTGGCGTTGGCACAAGTCTGAATTGTTGGCCGACCACGCCAAAGAACTTGGGCCTGCCGCTGGCTGTGAATTTTGTTGCCTCTGCATCCAGCGCATCTATCGTCATAAACGACAGCGGGGTAACTGGATTAGTGCCACTCAGTTTGAAGGACTTGACCTCCAAAAAGTCATTGGGCGTTGCGCCGTACTCGGCATTGAATGAGGCATTGGCCCGAACAATCATCTGCCTTGTGCGCAGCGTGCGCTCCATCTGCGCCTCGGCCAGAGAGATAAAGTCAGGGATAGCCGCCGTCAGGTCTGACCGATTGAGCCAGTCTGCAATGGATGCCTTCAATTCGGTGTAGGTTGTCAGAGCCATCAGACTGCCTTTATTTCTTTCATCACCCAGGTGTGGTCATGCTTGAATTCAAAAGTCCCGATGTGGCCAATCTCTTTGGAGACATCGTGATCAATCCATATTTTAAAGCCAGCAGCCGCTGCTTTCTGACAGAAAAAGACATCCTCGCCGATATAGCCCCGTTTGTCCACGCGCCAAGGCGTTTCAAACCAAGGCTCGGCCAGTGCCGCAAAGACATTGGCCTTGATCAGCATCACGCCCATTCCCACAGACCCCACCTCTTGCAGTCCGGTGGACTCTGGCATCGTCCAGACCAATTCTCTCTCGCCGTTCTCTTTGTAAAGCTGCGCTGTCGGGCCAGTGGGCATTCTACGCCGTGCGCAGTTGGTCGCCACAATGTCAAGGTCATGCTTGAGAAGTCGCTCAATCATGTCTTGCGGAAACCGCATGTCAGAGTCAATGAACAGGATGTGGGTGCAGCCCTCGGCCATCGCATCCAGTGACAACTCTGCCCTCTGGTTGGCAATCAATGTGCCTTGGCTAATCTTGAGGCTCACAGCGTCATTGGTGTTGATCGTGTGATACGCAACCATGTTCACCAAGTCGTAGCTGTACATGGTGTGAACCATGTCCCGTGCTGGAGTGCAGACCGCAATGTAGTTCATACTTTCCCAGGTCGTGTTCTAAAGAACTGATTTTCACTTGAGTTGAGCCAGCGCTTCATGTACTCTTGATCATCGATCTTGCCCTCGGCTTTCATCTTGTAATAGAGAGCTTCGGGGATGGATGCCACCAAGTGCCATTCACCATTCCAGTTGGCCTTGCCGTCCATCGCGTTGTAGATGGCCTTATTGGCCTCAATGACCGAGGTCACATCTTGTTCTGTTTGGATCGTCACATCGCCGGTATCAGTATTCTCATGCCAGTAGCGGGTGATGCCCTGATCTTTGTTTTCGCTAAATAGTCTTTTGTGAATCATTTAAAAAAGGGCCAGATTTCTCTGGCCCTTCCCGTTGCTTACTGTTAAGAAGTAACCAAGTCAGCGGCCAAGCCGTGAGCATTCTCTGCCAACACCTTCAGGCCGTACTCGACAAGCAGCATGCGCTTGTCGGCATCGCCTGTTTTGGCCAGTTCGATCTGCTGGTAAGGACGCAGCACAACCATCTTGGCGTAGTCAGGATCAAGCACAAACGCATCACGCTCACGCTGGAAGCGGTTTGCAATCACAGACACATTGCCAAAGTCAGAGACATAAATGTCAACTGCACCGATCAATGTGGCAGGTTTTGCACCGCCGTCAACATTGAAACGGCTTGAGGCAATGCCGGTGAAACCAGAGACGCGCTGCTTGTTGACAGGGCCAACCATCAGGATCTTAGGTGTACCGCCAGCAGTCCACACCTTTTGAATCACATTCTTGAGAATGGTTTCAGTGAAGGTGCGCACAGTGCCATCGGTACGGGCAGCGGATGGCAGAGTGGTGTAGGTCGGGCTGACGCCGTTGGTAGTGTCAAAATCAATGTTGGTCTTCAAGAAGGCCGTCAAAGAAGCTGTCTTACGCGCAGTAGTAGAGTCACCAGCAACTGCACCAGTGTTTGACAACATGATGAATTCTTGGTCACGCTTCAACTCAGAGCCACGCTTTGCGATCTGGTAAGCCAGTTCGCTACGGCGGCCAGCCTTGTTAACCACTTCTTCAGTAGCTGACAAGACAATAGTCTTGCGGCTGATCTGTGCATAGTTCTGCACGCGAACAGTGGCAACCACGGAATCAAAAGTGCCGACATCATCACCCTCAAGCTGGGCGTTGGCAGCGGCTGCGGCCAATGTATCTGTTTGAAATTCAAACAGAGTATTGGTCACAGTTTCGCGTCCAATGTTGGACATAAAAGGCGTTTCTTCAGGCGCAATGTTGGTGATCACATTGCTAAGATCTTCCCGAATACCCTTTGCAGAGTAAGTCAGGAATGTATTGCTAACGATAGCCATGATTTTTCCCTATCTTAAAAGTTTGTAAATTGCATCAGCCGCATCATCGACACGGCCAGTTTTTGCAAGACGCTGTTGTGCGCGAGTAACCTCACTTGTTGTCGAAACCCGACCCGCTGCTCCTGGCTTGGCTGGTCGTGGGCCATTGTTCGTCACAGGCTTAATGCCTTGGCGTTTACTTACCATCTGGTCAAACAGTGCCGCTTTTCGCAGCAGTAAAACCAGCCGGTGATCGTAAACACTCTTCAAGTCTTCATCAGAAAAACCGGCAGACTTGGCAGACTCAATAAGCATTGCTTTTTCGAGCTTTGCCTTCTTTGCGTCTTTCCATTCTGGCAATGCCGCCAACAGCGCATCTTTCTGGCTCTCCAGATGTTGCTGCATAGACTGCTGCTGCTCTTGCTGATTCAACTGGTAAAGGCGTTGCTGCTCGGCCTGAATAGCGTATGCCTTCTCCTGTCGATCCCGCAAAACCTCTTTTTGCCGCACCCACTCGATTGGGTCTTCGTTATAAAGACGATCCAAATCAACCTGCGGCTCTGAAGACTGAAGCTGGGCTTGCAATGCTCCCAACAATTGAGCGTACTGTCCACGCTCGGCCCGAACTGCCTGCGTCTCTGCCTCGACTTGCTTTCGCACCTCGGCAATCTGCTGCGTTTTTCGGGTG